GGTGTAAATACTGCAGGGTAGTAGACACTATGGCGACCCCACCACGGGGGTATCACCCCTTATGGAGCAGACGATGGCCCTTTGCCCCAAACACTATTCCCCACACGCTCCCAGTACTTTGTAAAACCTTAGACAACCCCCCAATCCAGCAACCCACCCCCTTGCTTAAAAAATAGGCAGGCCCAAAAATTTTAAAAAAAAACCCCCGGTTTTTGAGGCCGGGGGTTTAAGGATAGTGTTACCTACCAAGGAGAAGCAAATGCACAAAAATTGCACACCTACCGAGAAGTAGTATACACTGTGTCCAACGAGGTCACAATACCTACGCATGTTTGAACACCTGATTGATTTCGACCCGGAGATTCTCCCCAACCGCCCACGCCCAGTGGAAGCGGTAAGGAAGGCTGACCCCACAGCTTTGCTCAACGCCAAAATCAATACCACCGACTGGCTGAAGCAAATGGGCGCGGTAGACAGCACAGAGCTGGCAACTGCGCTTGACACCAAAGCCGCGCAAGAGACATTTGCAAATTTGGTTTCCGCATCACCGGAAGAAATTACCCACACTGCGCTGGCACAGGTCAAGACGCCTGCTGCGGTGCAGCATTTGGTGGGAATGCTAACTGCATACGACTGGGAATTTGTCAACCAAGCCAAGGAACTGCGCGGCTACACCGTTGCCAAGCTGGTTGAAGAAACCCAAAACCCCAACGCGAACATCCGCCTCAAGGCGCTTGGCCTGCTTGGCAAGGTGACCGAGGTGGGATTGTTCACCGACAAGATTGAAGTCCAGAAAGAACCGCTCACCGACACCGAGTTGGAACAGCGAATCAAGGAAAAACTCAATCGGTTTATGGGTGTAGTCGATATTCAGGAAGCCGTTCTTTCTAATGACACCTGACATCCTTACATCGTTGAACAAACAGGAGTTGGAAGCGCTGATGAAAGCGCTGCCGACCATGACACTCCAAGAAAAAATGGAGTTGTTCAACGATTTGGAGGTGCGGGAGAAGCGCGTGTCGCTTGCTGCGGCGCAACATAATATGCTGGGCTTTGCCACGGCGGTCTATCCGGGCTTCAAAATCGGCGCACACCACCGCAAGCTGGCCAAAATCTTCACGGACGTGATTGAAGGGCGCAAAAAACGCGTCATCATCAACATCGCACCCCGTATGGGCAAGTCCGAATTCAGTTCCTACCTGTTTCCTGCCTATTTTTTAGGCAAATACCCCGACAAAAAAATCATCATGGCCACCCACACAGCGGGTTTGTCGGAAGATTACGGTCGCCGAGTGCGAAATTTACTTGATAGCGAGGACTACCATGCAATTTTCCCTGATACAAGGGTCGCAGACGACCAAAAAGCAGCCGGTAAATGGTCAACCGGGGCAGGTGGGCAGTACTACGCCGCCGGTGTCGGCGGTGCACTTGCTGGGCGCGGCGCTGATTTATTCGTTATTGATGACCCGCATTCAGAACAAGACGTAAAAGCCAACAGCCGCCTTGCATTTGACACCGCGTGGTCGTGGATGCAGACCGGGCCGCTGCAACGGCTAATGCCGGGCGGGGCAATCATCATCGTGATGACGCGTTGGTCGCTGTTGGACTTGACCGGACGCCTGATAACGTACCAAACCAAGAACCCGGAGTCCATCCCGTGGGAAATCGTGGAGCTGCCCGCCATTCTGAACGAAAGTGAAGAGAACGAGAAGTCCCTCTGGCCCGAGCAGTGGACGTTGGACTCCTTGAAAGCCACCAAAGCCAGCATTGACCCCCGGTATTGGAACGCCCAGTACATGCAGCAGCCAACACTGGACAATTCGGCGCTGATTTCCCGCAAGAGCTGGCGGATTTGGACGAAAGATGACCCGCCCCAGTGTGAATACGTCCTCCAAAGCTGGGACACGGCGTTTGAGACCAAGAACACGTCCGACTACAGCGCCTGCACGACGTGGGGCGTTTGGTACAACGAGGAAGAGGGCAACACACCCCAAATCATTCTGCTGGATGCGTTCAAAGACCGCATGGCCTTTCCCGAACTCAAACAAGTTGCGCTGCGGCACTATAAAGAGTGGGAGCCCGACGCGTTCATTGTGGAGAAAAAAGCCGCCGGTGCACCGCTCATCCAAGAATTGCGCCAGATGGGCATACCGGTGCAGGAGTTCAGCCCCAGCCGTGGCAACGACAAGATGGTGCGTGTCAACGCGGTGGCCGACCTGTTCACATCAGGTAAAGTGTGGGCTCCCGATACGCGCTGGGCACGCGAGGTGATTGAAGAGATTGCGGCTTTCCCGGTAGGCGAGAACGACGACTACGTGGACACGACAACCCAAGCCCTGCTGCGCTATCGACAAGGCGGCTTCATCCCGTTGGACTCCGATGAGAAGGATGAGCCAAAGATTTTTAGGCGGCGTGCAGCCGCATACTACTGAAAGAAATAAGTATGGCTACCAATGTGGACAAAGGGTTATATCAAGCACCGCTTGGCATGGACGACCTTGCTGAGAACGAAGAGCCGTTGGAGATTGAGATTGTTGACCCTGAAGAAGTCAACATCCACGCGGGAGACCTCGACATCTCCATCCACCCCGGCGACAACACGGACGACTTTGGCGCAAACTTAGCCGACCTGATGGACGACGGGGACTTGCAAAGCCTTGCAAGCGATTTGTCCAGCGACATTGACAACGATAAAGCCAGCCGCAAAGACTGGGAGAAGGCATACACCGAAGGGCTCAAGTTGTTGGGCTTGCAGTACGAAGACCGCACGGAGCCGTGGCAAGGAGCCAGTGGCGTGTTCCACCCCATGATTACCGAGGCTGTGGTGCGCTTCCAGTCGGAGACCATCACGGAGATGTTCCCAGCGCAAGGCCCGGTGCGCACCAAGATTGTGGGTAAAGAAACTCCCGAGAAACTCGAAGCCGCGCAGCGTGTCGAGGCTGACATGAACTATGAGCTGACGGAAGTCATGCGCGAGTTCCGGCCTGAGCAAGAGCGCATGCTGTGGAGCCTGCCCGCTACGGGGTCAGCGTTCAAGAAGGTCTACTATGACCCCAGCCTTGGACGTCAGGTTTCCATGTTCATACCGGCAGAGGACATCATCCTGCCGTACGGGACGACAGACTTGGATACGTGCTACCGCATCACGCACGTCATGCGCAAGACCGAGAATGAAATCATCAAGCTTCAGAAAGCTGGGTTCTACCGCGATATCGAGTTGCCTGATACGGACAAAGACCGCAGCGACATCAAGCAGGCCAAGGATAAAGAAACCGGCTTCAGCGACATCAACGACGACCGGTACACGGTCTATGAAGTCCATGTGGACTTGGACATCACAGGATTCGAGGACGAAGACAAAGAAGGCATGACCGGTATTGCGCTGCCGTACGTGGTGACGATGATTAAGGGCAGCAACGATGTGCTGGCCATCCGGCGCAACTGGCTGGAGGACGACGAGCTAAAACTCAAGCGTCAGCACTTTGTGCACTATCAGTACATCCCCGGCTTTGGTGCGTACGGGTTTGGGCTGTTCCACCTCATTGGCGGGTTTGCCAAGAGTGCGACCAGCATCATGCGCCAGTTGGTGGACGCGGGCACGCTGTCCAACTTGCCCGGTGGGTTGAAGTCACGCGGTCTGCGCATCAAGGGCGACGACACCCCCATCCAGCCGGGCGAATTCCGCGACGTGGACATCGGCTCCGGTGCGCTGCGCGACAACATTTTGCCCCTGCCGTACAAGGAACCCAGCCAAGTTCTCTACACGCTGCTCAACAATATCGTTGAGGAAGGCCGTCGGTTCGCGTCCACGGCGGACATGCAGATTAGCGACATGTCCGGCCAAGCGCCGGTGGGCACTACGCTGGCACTGTTGGAGCGCCAGCTCAAGGTTATGTCGGCGGTTCAGGCCCGGTTGCACTACACGTTCAAACAGGAGCTGCGGCTGCTGGCGGCAATCATCCGTGACTACACGGAGCCAGCGTACGACTACCAACCCGACGTAGGTGGCCCCACCGCCAAGCAAGAAGACTACGACCATGTGGATGTGATTCCGGTCAGCGACCCCAACGCGGCCACCATGAGCCAGCGGGTCGTCCAGTACCAAGCGGTCATGCAGATGGCACAGGCTGCACCTGACATCTACAACATGCCCCAGTTGCACCGCAAC